ATTTTAAATAATTATACAATACATGTTCTTTCTTTTTATTTTTTGTTTTTTTTGGACTTTCCTGAATTAACAGGGCAACTTCTCATAGGGGGGTTGGGGGGGATTTGGTAGTTTTTCTTCTTTTTTCTTTTTCCTTTCTGTTGTGACTTTCTTATAGATATTATTTAAATCATAAGAAATAAAAAATATAGATAAATTAAATTCCCTGAAGTTAGATTTTTATAGATACTCACAAATTCTATGGATAAGTCTGTTGATATCTTTGACCGGATCTTATGTGATCTGTTGTTTATTTGCCTCTCCCTTAAATTGCGCATAATTTAATCATATTCTCTACTTCATACACATAAGCACAAACTATAGCTTGATACTGTGCTTAACAGGTTTATAATATAATTTCTATTTCTAAATTAGAGCAATGAAATGAAAACATTGAGCAAGAAAGAGATTGAATGCGTAAACGGTGGTGATTTAAATTGTCCAAAGACAGCTCTGAGTACAGCAAGTGCAATTTGTGTTGGCATAGGATCAGCATTGCAGGCATGGGGACAATCAATTCATGTTGCTGCCCCTAATCTTGGAGATGCAACCCAGACAGCCAAGCAAAGGGTAATAGGTATGACTATTAGTATAGGTGGTTTAGTATTAAATTGTTTTAGTTTTGCTTTAGCTGCATTATCATCAGCAGAACAGAGTTGTGATTTTACTACCAATACTACTGTAACAAACTCAACTATACCCACCAATTCTACAACCACTCCATGATAACTAAATACGTCCAGAAAAAAAGTACACGTATATTTATTACTCTTTCAAAATAAGGTCTACGTTTCTACCGACTTCGCATTGAAGATATAGCGCTACCCTAATGTTGTTTAAACTAGTCAAGATTGACACCTTCACCTCCCCAATGTATCATTTTTATAACCATTACAAATAAAGGTAGATAAAATGAAAGCATTGAACGGTAAAGAATTAGATTTCGTTAGCGATGTTCCTCCACAAGGATTAAGAAGAGCTGCTCATTTTGCACCACTTCAAGCCGCCCATGATGATAACCTTGATTTTAGATTCATGGTATTTGCACCGCAAAAAGAACTAGACCCAAATGCTCCTGATTTTGAAAGTCAAATGATGAGCAAAGGTTGGTAAATGCATAATGTTCAAAATCAAATGTACTTCTAAACAACATCCATTTGACGATAGGCAGAAAAAAGCCTGTGATCTTTATTTGATAACTAAAGACGCTAGATTATCAGTAAAGAAAGCGGGATATGCTAAAGATACGATAGCGAGACCAAGTATAGTTTTATCTAGTGTTAATGCCTTGGATTATTTAAAAAGCAAAGGGATGTCTGGGCAAGATCTTATAGAATTAGAAAAAATACGCATAAAAAGACAAACGTTAGTAAAAAAATTAAGACATGATAACAAAAAGTTATTACAAGAAGAGATGCCAGAGCGTTTCATTACTCCTATGCAACAAAAATTGTGTGATGCATATTTAATTTTAGGGAACATTAGGTTAGCCAGTCAAGCCGCTGGTTATGTTGAATGCAGTGCATACGCATCTTTTAAAAAACCTAATGTTCAGAGATACTTAAAAGGAAAGCAAAATATGTATGAAAACGATTTAAGGTCTACTTTTGAATGGAAGGTTAATAAACTGGTTAATTTAGTGGAATCAGTTATTGATAAAAAAGGAAAGGTGGATAGACAATATGGAGGCATGGCCATTGCGGCAATTAAAGAACTTAATGCAATGCAAGGTCATATCGCGCCAACATCAACAATAGTAGCAACACTTAACAATGATACGGATATACAAAAAATTAACGAACTTACTTTTAAAATTCTTGAGGAAAAAAGAAATGTCAGAGCTATCGAACACAAGTAAATGCTCACTATGCGGTGGTTCAACGATGGTTAGCACCACAAACGGAATGAGAATTAGGTGTCCCGCTTGTTTCCCTGCACAATCTTCGATATCTGAAAATATAAAAACTAATGATTACCTATGCGACTTGTATAGGAATATTGTAGAAAAAGAAAAAGATCAGGAAGTCATTATCATAGACGAGCCAAAAGAATCTAAACCACTACACTTAGGCAATTCTAGAGATAAGATCCTAGAAAGAGTAAGGGATATAGCCGCCAATAGAAAGAAGAAGGGGAAAAAATGAAAGAAAATGACAAGGACGGTACAGCGTCGTCAAAATGTTTATTGTGCCAAGGAAAGGGTTTTATTGACGTCCAAAAGGTTTTAATGATTAGTTGTCCAGTATGCTACTTCCAAGCGTGGGCAAATCCTACGGCACCTAAATCTAGCAGGATGTTAATCAGCAGAAAAGACGCTGATAGGTTAAGAAGTGGTTTTCCTACAGGTAAAGTTAATGTATCTCCTTGGACTCGAAGTGGTCCAGGAGATTGGAAGAGTAAAATTATATTATCAAGAGCTGGCGTAAAAGATGGCAAGTGAAGTTAGGATGAGTGACGAGGAGATATTATTAGCGGCTAGTGTAAAGGCTGAGTTGCTTGATGATTTACTAGCTTTCACGCGTGTATTTTATAAGCTTAGAACAGGGAGGGATTTTGTTTTGGGAAATCCTATAGGACGTGAAAATCACTATGCGATTATAGCAAAAGCTTTATATAAATTATTTGAAAGAAAATCATTTAAAACCATAATAAATGTGCCCCCAAGAATGGGTAAAACAACTTTATTGATGAATTTTATAGCGTGGAGTTTAGCCAGATATCCAGATTGTAATTTTTTATATGTTTCCTATTCTCATGATTTAGCTTGTCTTGCTACTGCTGAAATAAAGCAAATAATATCTACTCCATACTATAAAAAAATGTTTGGCGTGGAACTTAGAGACGATTCTCAAGCCAAAGATGCATTTATAACAACTGCTGGAGGTTCTGTAATTGCGGTGGGGGCTGGCGGCACGATAACAGGTAGGGCAGCCGGTATCTTTAATTGTGATCGCTTTGGGGGAATTTTAGTTGTAGACGATATTGGCAAGCCAAGCGAAGCTTCAAGTCAGGTTGTTAGAGAAGGTATAAAGAATTGGTATTATAACACTTTGCAAAGCAGAAGGAATGACGCAGAAAGAACGGGCATTTGCATTATAGGCCAAAGAATACATGAGGATGATTTGCCGGGCCATCTTATCACTCAAGGCGGATGGGATACGGTAATATTACCAGCTATAGATTCCTCCAATAACCCTATTTGCCCTCAATTGATGAATATTCAAGAACTGAGAAACTTAAGAGAGCTGCAACCTTTTGTCTTTGAGTGCCAATATCAACAAAACCCTACCGGAGATACTGCATCTTTATTCAAATCCGAGCATTTCCCTGTTTTAGAAAAAATGCCAAATATTTTAATGACGTTTATTACCGCTGATACTGCCGAGACGGATAAAACGTATAACGATGCCACTGTATTTAGCCTATGGGGTATATATCGCATAGAACATTTTGGAAAAGAAACCGATTTATATGGTTTGCATTGGCTCAACTGCGTAGAAATATTTGTACAGCCTAAAGACTTACAGGCGGAGTTTATGCAATTTTATGCCTCTGCATGTTCGGTTAAAATACCTGCATTCGCAGCCATAGAAAAGAAAAGCACGGGCGTGACATTAATTAGCGTATTAGAAACTATCCAAGGACTGAATGTAATCTCGGTAGATAGAACATCTGCGAGCGGAAGCAAGATAAATCGTCATATATCTATGCAGCAATATATAAGTCAAAAATTAATATCATTACCTTATGGCGCTCCTCATACTAAGATGTGTATAGAGCATATGATAAAAATAAATGCAGCCGGAACACAGCGCCGTTCGGATATTGTCGACTCAGTATTTGATGCTGTTCGTATGACATTTATTGATAAAACTGCTTTATATTTGATGAGTAATGCTCAAGTTAATAATAAAGATCAAGCAGATAAAATACTTCGATCGCAGATTAATGTAGCTAATGACAGAATAAATAGATGGTGATAAATAGTTTTATGTTTCACGTGAAACTATAATAACTTGCAAATATCATAGAACTAGCGGAAAATTAAGAAAAACTTAACAAATCCAAAAGTCAAGATATGAAAACCGATAAAGATGATATTCTTAGAATAACTAAAAACGTAGAATTATCGATGGAAACTAATTGGAATAATATCGAAAGATATCGCACCTCCAGGGAGTTCGTATTCAAATCTACCTTATCTACCAAGGCTAAAAATTCATTATCTGCGCTTAATATTCCTATCCTAGAATTTAATCTATCTGAGGCATTTTTATCCAGACTTCGCGGTGAGTTTGCTGAACAACAACCTGGCATCATGGTAAGTATTCAAGACGGCGTTAATGTCACCCCAGAGATAGAACAGCAACGCGAGCTTATTGAAGGTTATGTTAGGTTTGTAATGGATGAAGCGTCAAGAAATGGCACCCAAACATCGTTATGGGACGAAATCACAAGTGGCGGCTTCAGCGCAGCCAAGGTTTACGCTAAGTACGATGAAGGTAAAACATTTAAACAAAAAATAGTTTGGGCGAAGTCGTACGATCCAACTTTAACAGGATTTGACCCATTATCTAGAGAACCTAGCAAATCTGATAGTGAGTACTGTTTCGAGTTATTCCCATACAGCAAAGAAAAATTTGAGAAAATGTTTGATCATAAAATTAAAGACGTTGTGTTTAGTAATCAAGAAAAATTTAGTTGGTTTTTCAAAATTCATGATATGGAGGTTGTGGTAGTGGCAGATTATTATGAAAAACAACAAAAAAAGATCAAGATTGTGGAACTATCTACGGGTGAAGTGATCGAGAAGAAACAATATGCAACTTTAATAGAAGAGAAAATTCTTAACTCGCTAGAAGCTGCGCCCGTGATTATTAATGAAAGAGAAGTGGATACCACTAAGATAATTAGATATCAATTGATCGGTAATACGATTCTTAGTAAAGAAGAGATAGATACCTCTGATTCACTTCCTTTGGTTTGGTTTGATGGCAGTTCGGTTGTTCTAAGTGATGGCGGATCTAAATCCGAGCAGATGACACGCCCATATCTAATGAACTGTATAGGTGTGCAGAAATTATTTAATAATCTAGGAGCGGCTCTTGCAGATGAATGTCAGAATTTAAGCAGGCATAAGATACTTATAGCATCTGAGTCAATTGATCCTAATTATGTACATCATATTACCGAACCTCAGCAGTATGATACGTTAGTATATAGAGCTTTTAACAATAATAACCCAGACAAACCTAATCCACCCCCACAACAGATGGCTAGAAACGCTTTTCCTCCTGAGATGTTGGCATTATGGTCTAGCCTTCCTCAGGTGTTCCAAAACATATTGGGTAGTTATGATAGCCAACTTGGTATCAATGGTGGCAACAATCTATCCGGTGCGGCTATAGTTCAAGGGGCTATTCACAGTAGTGCAACTGCAAAACCATTTATAAACCGATATATTCTAAGTCTTAACCAAGTAGCAAAGATAATATTAGGTCTTATTCCTAAAGTTTATGTTGCTCCTATGTCAATTCCCATGATCGACAAAGAAGGTAATCAACAATATCATCCGGTTAATGGTGAAGGTCAGCCTTCTTTAAAATATGAAGACAACACTTTCAACATTAAGGTAGAGGCCGGTACATCTTTTATAGCGCAAAAAACTCAAGCACTTCAGCAGATAATACAGTTGAGTCAGGCTTCTCAAGTATTCAGCCAGTTCATAAATACCAAAGGATTGAAAGTATTGATCGATAATATCGATATGAAGGGCCAGGATCAGCTTAAACTTTTGGCTGCGCAATTTATGCAAGAACTTGAGCAGCAGAAACAACAGGCCATGCAAGCACAACAAAACCCTCAGCCAAATCCAATTATGATGCGAGAAAAAAACCATCAGGATGAAATACAAATGAAGGGGCAACAAAATCAAATTGAAGCTCAAAAATACGAGATGCAGGCTAAACTTGAAGAGGCAAAGTTAAATCTAGCACAGGAGGAATTAGCCCTAAAGAGAGTTGAGTTAATAGCCAAGACTCAGACAGAAGAAGGTTACATGGCTCTTCAGCAAGAAAAGAATGACGCAGATATGGCGCGAGTTATAATTGATAAAGCACATGCTGCGACTGACATGAACCATCGGCATGCAAAAGACCACGCAGAGCATGGATTAAAACAACATGAGTTGATGCATAAGATAAGTACAGGACATCGCCCAACTGGCGAGCCACATTTTACTAATGAATAATCGGAGTATATGAAAATGGTAGCAAAAAAGAAAAATTTTATACAAGCAATGCATATGAAAAAAGGCGCTCTTAGAGAAGAATTAAAAGTCCCTAAGGGTAAAAAAATCCCTGAAAAGAAACTTGAAAAAGCCGAGCATAGCAAGAACCCTGTAGAGAGAAAACGGGCAACTTTAGCAGTCACGCTCAGCAAATTAAGAAAAAAGAAATAAATAATTTATTTATAATTCGGTCTACATTGTGGGCCGAATTAGTTTTTATTTTTGTTTGGTTTATTCCTCTCTTATCTTTTGTCTATCCTTAAACTCTCTTATCTCCATCAATAATTCTGTAGCAGCTTCTATACAATAAGATATTTCTGCCTCTTGTTCTTTGGTTAACGCCGCATCTTTTAAAAACTTCTCTTTTCCTTCTATAAATATAGTGCACTGTTTCTCTATGCTACCTAAGAAATCAAAGAAATATTGTGTCATGTTAGGAGTCGATTGTTTCATTTGTTAGTTCATTAAGCGGTATTTGCACCCATCTGGTTTTGCGGGATTATTATTAGATTATAAAAAGGAAGTTTGTGTATGGGTGCTTTTTGTCTCTTCTTTATTTTTATTTTTTTACCCTACCAAAGAATTTTTTAGCTTCATCGCATAATGGAGCTTTTATTCTTTTGATTTCGTCTTTATATCTTATTGATTTACTATTTATTCTCTTCCCTTTAAATACTTTAAACTTCAGTGATACAACTTCCCTACCGGCTTTGTTCTCTTCATAATCAAATTGTATATCAGTTTTTTCATTTATTTCTTTTTTTGCTATATTTAATACTTCTTGTTTTATATTTCCGTATAACCTATAGGTCTTCTTATCTTTTATTCCCATCATGTCTTTAAATCTATCGAGTGTAAAAGTTTTACCATATTTTTTATTACAAGCTAAAATCATATAAAGCCTTATTGCATACATTGATTCTAGTTTAAAAATATATGATATTTCCAGTTGGGTAAAATTAGATTTTAATGAAAAAATATGTGGTATTATTTCAGGATGAAGCTTGAACTTAATCATGTGATCAATTTCACTGTAAGATATACTATAAAACCAATGTACCATAATCCATTCTTCTTTCTGTCTTATATGTATTACTCTTTCTGATAGACTCAGGCATACCTTGTATATTTCTTTTGGCATATCTTTGATATCTAAATTCATATCTTTGATATATTCTTTACCTGAAATAGATATTTCTTTTCCAAGATAAATACCGTCTTCAATATACTCACCGCCTTTAAACCAATCATCTTCGTGTGTTTGGCTTAATATCCATAACAACAATCTTTGCTCTTGAACGCTATATGGTCTTGCCTGTTTTGCTTCTGCTACTAAATTTGACACTACCGCCACCTTTATTACTTTTTTATCATTTTGCATAAAGATTCCCTTCAGGTTTATAGTTTTGTTATTCTATATTATTTGCTCCAATCTGCAAGTCTATATTAGAGTATATTATATGCTGATGTTGTCAAGCATATAATAAGCTGGGGCAAACCCAATAGTAGTTGGGGCAAACCCAATAGTTGGAGTAAAAAAGCTGGGGCAAACCCAATAGTAGTTGGGGCAAACCCAATAGTTGGAGGTACCACCCTTCGCTACAGACCGCATAAAACCTATATATTTTGATGGTACCTTAAAAGCCCAAAGCTTTCAAAGTAAAGATATAAAGTTTTCAAAGAGAAAAATAGGAATTTTTTTATCAAATTTAAAAGCAAAAAAGCAAAAAAATGAGATTCTCTGATTTATGATTTACAAAACAAACACCATCCAAATAAATACCGGACCAATCATATTAAAAACGTCTTTACTTGACCGAGGGGTGGTAAGTATACTGCCGGATAGTTTTACGAGGGTTAAATATTAATCCGTCCGTATTTTTAACGGACCAAAATCTATTGCAGAACATAATCATGACAGCAATTGACGAAATTCAAAGTTTGAAAGACAAAAATGGACAGATATTTACTACTGAAAAATTATCTAGGACTGATGCTATTAAATATTTCTGTGTTCAATGCTTAGGTTTTGAGGGACATCCTGATGATTGCGAGATAGAGACCTGTCCATTGTTTCATTTTCGAGGTAAGGTTATGTTAGGAAGATTGAGTGATGAGCAAAGACAAAAACTAAGTGACAATGCTAAAAGGCATGGATTTAAGAAACTAGATAAAACAAAAGCTTGACACGATCCAAACTAAGCTTAAAATAATCTTATTATATTTACCTACGCCCGTACTGCGGTTAAAGTACACGCCTACGCATGTGTTGCGGTAAAAGCACAGATTGGCAAAAATTACGCTGACGCGGTTAAAAATCAAAAGGGTTTCATATGACTGACGAAAATATTTCTATCGAGAATACCGCTGCACCACAGGCAGAACCTGCAGTACAGCAAAGCAATGTTGTAGATACGGTTGTAAAATCTGAACCAACAACTTTCAATCAGGACCAAGTTAATATTATTTCTGCTGACACAAAAAGGCGGACTGAGGAAAGGGTTAGGGCAGAGGTTAAGGCAGAATACGAGTCAAGATATGGTGCTAAACCGAATTTAAGCACCCAAAACGAGGCGATCGGTACAGGGGCTGTACAGTCATCACCCTCCACCAATCAAATCGAAAATAAGGGCTTTAACGAGGAACAGCTCTATCAGAATTTTAGACAGAGGCAAGAGCAAGAGCAGCAACATTTTCAACAACAGCAGATGACGAATGATTTTTTGATGAAGATCCAGGCTAGTGGTAAAGCTGATAAGATCGAATCATCGGGAATAGGAAACTTACCCACAAATCATCCACTGATACCAATGTTGAATTCTCTTGATAATATTGCTGATGTCTTAGATGATTTTTCTGATAACCCTGTCAAGGTAGCTAATTTGCTGGCTGTCACGTATCTAAATCCATTAAACGGATTTAAAGAATTGCAAGGTATTTCTAACTCGATTAAAAGAAACAAAGACGCTCTTGCTAAAGAAAAAGCACCAGTGCCGTCAAGTCAACTGAAACCATCTAGTTTAGGTTTGGGTGGTGGTGAGTTGTCGATGTCGTCTAAGCGTAGTAACAAAGCGTTTAGATTTTGATGATCTGACATTTACTGTTCCATCCAAAAAATATATTGACAACTAATAATTTTTGAGGAACAAATAATGTCTAACCCTACGATTAATTTTTTGCAGCAAGTAAGGACGTATAACGCTGATGCACAATTACCTGGATTTTTGAACCAAAACTGTTTTATATCAGACATTTGCAATCATGAATTTGTTGATTTCGAAAAAAAGACACCTGCAAATTTAGGTGATACCATTGCAATCGCTTTGCCAATGGCTAGTGTTGCTAACGCTGGGCTCATAGTATCGGCTCAACCAGTTCGTCAGAACATTGCTCACCTTTCTGTTATCTCTGCCGCAAACGTCGCTATTGCAGTTACAAACCAACAAAGAATTTTCAATACGAATCATGATGGTTTCTGGAAAATGATCGGTAAGGGTATGATTTCAGAATTAGGAAGCAAGGTTGAGCAATCTATTGCTATGCATGTTAACTCTTCTGCGATCGATATGCGCCTAGATTCCCCAACTTATGGTCAAGAACAATATCTTTCCGGACCAACTCGTTTCGTTGATTGCACCGCTACAGGCCTTTTAAGCTACCAAGCTTTAGATCAGAGCATGTCAGATTTTATTTCTATGGGCGCACCTAACGATGATCATTGTGTCGTATTACCTACTAACTATTATTCCCCAATTATTGGATCAGGCTTAAACCAATTCGTACCGATCCGTAATGATGAGGCCGCGCAAAGTTGGTTAGTCGGTGAATTTGGTTCACCTCGTACTAAATACTACAGATCAAACTACTTGCCTGTTCAAATCGCTGGTGCTTTCGGTGTTGCTGGCACGGTTTGTACAGTTGTAAGCACTAACGATCCAACTGGTACTAACGTAACACAGTTAACATTGTCTAGTGGTGGTGGTAGTCATTCTATCGCTGTTGCTGCTGGTGATATGGGTTGGTTCCTACCTGCTTCCAACATTAATGCATTAACTTTTTATGGTCACATGCAGACTAATCAGCCAGTTCAATTCCGTGTAATTGCTGATGCTTCTTCTAATGCTGGTGCTGTAGTAGTAAATATTATTACTAATACTCATACAGAAGGCCAAGGCTTATGTAGTGTAGTCGGTAATGCATTGCAGAATATTAGCGGAACAATTCAAGCTGGTATGACTGTACAATTCGTTGGATCGCATCGTTGTGGACTTAGGATCTGTAGCAAAGCATTTTACATAGCCGTACCGAGATTAGATAATGAACACCCATTTACCACATCAGTAGATACCGACGATGAAACTAAAGTATCGTTACGTATGTATTATGGTGCTGTATTCGGACAAAATAAAAAGTGGTTGGTGAATGACGTCATATGGGGCGGATTGTTATTATCAAGATATAGCCAACGTTTCTGTTTGCCCTTAACTGGTAACGTTGCATCGGCATAGTAGTGATAGATATTGACTCATAAATTGCCCCATGGTATTTTGCAATTTATGATAAAAAATATAAATAGATTAGATTTTGAAGGCAAGATTCACAGACTCCCTAAAGATGGTTGTTGGGTTTGGACTGGTGCCAAGACAGAAAAGGGTTACGGTACATTTTATACAGATAATAATCGGTATAGAGCTCATAGAATATCTTATGAACTTTATGTTGGTGAGATTCCAGATGGAATGTTTGTATGTCATAAATGTGATAATCCTTGGTGTGTAAATCCTGCACATCTCTGGATTGGTACCAATGCTGATAATCAGCAAGATAAGCATAATAAAGGTAGAGGCAAGGGCTGGATTGTTAACGATGAGGCTAAGTCTAGAATTAGTGAGTTACATAAAGGTAACACATATAATTTAGGACGAACTCTTAGCGATGATCACAAAGCCAAACTTAGCATTGCTCACACAGGTAAAACGCTTAGCGAAGAGCATAAGGCTAAGATTACTGCTAGTCTTGTTGGTCATAAAGTTAGTTCTGAGACAAAAGAAAAACTTAGGGCTGGATCTACTGGTAATAAGAATGCTTTAGGTAAAGTACGTAGTCCTGAATCTATCGAAAGATATAGGAAGGCAGCTATTAAAAGAGAGGCTGTTAAGAAAGCTAACAAATCTTTAAATGATATTAACAATTTAATAACTTGAGGTAAATATTATGACATTTCCAAATTCTTTAGACATTATGCCATTCCCAGTTAATGTTGCAGAACCAATTTTTCCTGCTATTAACAAACCAATAGCTCGCAATCCAGTTGGTTATATTCGTGGTCTTAACGTTACATTGAATGCAACTACTCCTAACACCTCATTAACTATGAGTGAAGGCGCATGCAGTGATATATTAAACAATATTGACATGGTTATACGCGACACTATAACATTTCCAGCCGGTGTATTTACGCGCACATCTTTGGTAATTGATTGTACTACAGTTGGTGTTAATGGTTTAGATACTGGTGCTTTAGCTGCGTCTACTTTCTATTACGTATATGTAATTGGTGATTCTAATGGGTTTAATAAACCTGCTGCATTAGTTTCAACAAAATGTATATACCCTGATCTTGCTTTTAATCCAGCTAATGTACTTCCTATACTACCATACGGTTATGATAGTTTCCGTTTAGTAGATGTTAAAGTAACTGATGGTAGTTCACATTTCCTATTGTCATATACTTTTGGCGACTATGGCTATCGTAAATTTGTTTATGACGCTCCTTTAACAACTGGTTCTTCTGCTTTGACTGCTTCTTATGTAGCTCTTCCTTTGACTGCATGTGTTGCTCCTATTGGCAAAACTGATGTTAACTTTACGGTTGATTATACCCCATTTACCGCTGGAAATGTTCTTTATGTACAACCAACAGGCAGTACTGGTAATGAGGCTAGAATGAGTGGTGTCGTTGCTGCTGTTCATCAATGGGCAGACTTATCATCTTTAGCATTCTTGAATGTTGGCGGTGTTGCCAGTGTTAGTATTAAAGCTACCGGAACAACTCCTACGTCAGATACAGCCGTAATTTACGTGAAATCGTTCGGCTATTGTGTGTAAATAGATTTACTTACTATGTTTAGTGTTTGGTTTGATATTATATTCATCCGCCAGGGAGACTTGGCGGGTGTCTTACTGATCTGATAATGGGGAGTATATGAGTTATACTTTAAATAATTTAATTACTGACGCATTTTATATAAGCAAGGTAAGGTCTCCTGATTTTCAGACAGTGACCGGGGCCGACATTACGCGTGGTCTTGATTTGATGAATTCCGTTCTTTCTGCTACTTCTAGCAATACAAAAATGATTCCATATTATTCGGAATATACATTCAATGCTGTAATTGGTCAGGAAAAGTATTTCATTCCAAATTTGATGGAACCGTTCTCAGCAACATTTATGGATTCTGTAGTTAGGTACGCAACTTTCGATAAATCGCGTCGAGAATTTCATAGCACTACAAAAATATATGGAATTGAAGCCTACCCATTCGACACATCATTTGAGCGATGTTTAAATGGATGCAATTTGTACATGTATTTTTTACCATGCAAAGCATTTCCATTTCATGTCTGGGGGAAATTCGGTTTAGAGGCGGTGACTGTTGATGATTTAACAACTGATTTATTATTAACATATGACCGATGGTATTGTGATTATTTATGTCATGTTTTAGTAAAAAGGATATGCAATTTTTATGGCATGTCTATAAGTCCGGAAGTACAAAATATTATTGATCAAATCTCAAATAATGTAGCCGATATGAATGTCATAGATTTATCGAGCAGAAAGATTGATTTGTATAACCAACGTAATCAGCTGTCTTGGGCGCAGATAAATATTGGTAAAGGTTTTGAGCCATAAATATGCCACAATTACCACTCAAACTTACATGTAGTTCAAAATTCGGTGTCTCGAAGAAGATATCGGCAGAACAAGTTTATAACATGTTTATGTCTGATGGGTGGATGATAGATTATGCCGGACATGAAAAAGCTGTTACCTTTCCCATAACCAATGGAACGGGTCGCGGAATATTCTATAGCTCTCGTTCTGATAAACTATTTGTAGTCATCTCTCAAAACATTTATACCGTTGTCGCCAATTATGGCAATCTAACATACACCCTAGTTGCAAGCATTGGATCAACAACAACAGATGTTTTCATAGATGAAAATTTACAGAATCAAATAGCATTTTGCGATAAAACTGATATTTATATTTATGATTACTCAACTAGCGCTTTTGCTAAACTCGCTTTAGATTTCTCTGCTGGCTATGTAACCTTTCAAGATAATCGATTCATTGCCACGGCAAATAATTTGCCACAATGGAGACTTTCAGATTTCAATCTATTATCCATTGCTACCGCTGCTGTAGTTTCTGGTGGTTCTGGTTATCATGTTGGGGACGTTTTAACTGTGGTGAATGGTGGGTTGAATCAAGGGACGCTAACAGTTACAGGACTTAGTGGAACTGCTGTATCTACTGTAATAGTTAATATCCCTAGTGCTGCTAGTGGCGCAGGATCTGGTTATATTAACACTACCTATCCTGTTTCTGGTGGCTATGGAATTGGTGCTACATTCGCCGTTACGATAACCAGTGGATTTACCCCATCATCTCAGCAGATAGGTACATTCCAGTCTAAACCTGACAGTTGTTTGGCCTGTGTGCGTGTTCCTGGGCGTTCTGGGCAAATATTAATAATGGGTTCTGTAGTTACTGAGATATGGACAGATCTTGGATTACAGTTATTCCCATATCAGCGTAATAGTGGTTATACCATAGACTATGGATGTTTAAATCCCGCTACTATCGCAGCTAGTGATGACTTTGTTGTTTGGCTTGGTAGTAATGAAAAATCAGGTCCTACCATAATGATGTGTTCCGGCAGTGGTGTTCAACAGATATCATCTGATGGAATAAATTACACATTATCTACCATGGTTAATCCTGAGAACTCCCACGGATTTATTTTTAAACAAGCCGGGCATATGTTTTATCAAATTACATTTCCCGATCCTAAAGATAATGTAACTTACATATATGACTTTAATGCAAAGAGTTTTTATACTCTCTGTGATACAAATCAAAACTATCATATAGCAAGACGCGTGGCATATTTTAATAATGATTATTACTTCATTAGTTTTAATGATAACAATCTTTATCAATTATCTGGAGAAATTAATACCGCCGATGGAGAAGAGATACCAAGGATTATAATTACCGCTCCATCTGCTATGCCTGATAGAAATCCATTTATTATAAATAATCTAACTTTCCCTATAAAACAAGGTGAAGATACTGGCGAAGAGATAGGTTCTTACGCTGTCGATTCTTATATAATAGATAATGACGGAAACTATTTAATAGATAATGATGGCGATCAGATTATCTATCAGGTAATGGATTACTCCGCTATAGCATCAGCAACATCAAATTCTAGGGTTGATTTGAGTACGTCTTCAGATGGTGGCGTTACTTTTGGCAATCCAGTGGGAATTTATTTAAACAGTACGGGACATCGTAGAAATATATTTAAGTATTACAATCTAGGACGGTATAATGAAGTAACTTTCCAATTTAGATTTTGGGGTTTGGGTCGTTTTGTCCTCACTGATGGGGTCTGTGATTGTACACAATAATAATAAAAAATAGGTGATTTTATGTGGCCAGCGTTAATAGCAGGTGCAGCGAGCAGTGGAGGCGGTCAAGGTGGTGGTCAAGGCGGTGGAATGATCAAAGATATAATGGGTATAAAAGATCAACAAGCCGCTAAGATGATGGGGTTGGGGAGTCTTGTCGGTGGTTTATTTGGTGCACGTAATGCACAAGACCCGGGAAAAATAGCTGGCCAATATTATCAACAAGCTAACCAATATTTAGGCCAAACCCCTGGATATGTAGATCAATATCTTTCTCCATATATGCAAGCTGGTCAAGGAGCTATGGGGACATTGCAAGGACAGTATCAAGGACTTTTAGGACAAAATCCATCGGGGCAATATCAAAATCTTGTAAATCAATCTAACCCTATGGAAAATTACTTGGGTTTAACACGTAATCCAGGCGAGATAATGAATCAAATGGGTTCAGGATATCAACAATCCCCTGGTTATCAATATAATGTAGACCAAGCAACAAAAGCATCTAATAATGCCGCAGCTGCTGGTGGTTTTATAGGTAGTCCCCAACAACAAGAACAGTTGGCGCATCAGGTTAGCGGAATGGCAAGCCAGGATTACAATCAATATTTAAATAATGCCATGGGGTTATACGGCCAAGGTTTACAAGGGATGAATAATTTATATGGTCAAGGTTTGCAAGGCATGGGAAACCTTTACGGTGCTGGCATGCAAGGTATGCAAGGTCAACAGCAATTAGGTTATGGTGCGGCGCAAGGAGCAAATCAAACGCTGTCAGATATGTTAAGAGCGCAGGCGCAAAATGCACAGTCACAAGCTGAAATGCAATATTATAATACACAAGATCGTAATAAAGCTAAAGCAGAGCAAGGATCTGCTATGGGCGGTTTATTTGGTGGATTGTTGGGCGGATTATTTTTCTAAAATAAATTAAAAAAAGAGCACTTTTATGGCATACGGTTATCAACCACAGTATTACGGTCTTTATGGCGGTAGAGATATCAACGATATATATCAAACGATGCTTAAGAATGGTGAAATGGCAGTTCGCAATAGAGCTTTGCCTGGATCGTTGCAAGAAGAGTTAAGGAAATCGCAGTTATATAATCAGTATTACGGACCTACACAACAAGCTAATATTGATTTAATTAACCAAGGACAAATTCCGCATTATCAAGCTGGTTCTAATTACCTTAACCAACAGGCGCAATGGCATGGTCCTAATATTGCTTCTGAAATAGCTCTAAGAGGAATGCAAGGAAATCATCTAGGGGCACAAAATGCTTTGTTAGGAGAGCAAGCAAGCGAATTACACATGGGTAATAATCGTCAGCAAAGAATTATTGATCTACAAAGATCAATAGCTGAAATGGAGCAGGGTGTAAGTCCTCAGCAAGATTATGTTGCTCCACAGCAGTCATATAATCCTTCTCCTGCTTCATTAAGTAATGCGATGCAGAATGGAATTAATGCGTCTGGACAACAAATGTCAGCCAATCAGCCTCAAGTTGCTGCTCAAAATCCTAGAACATTATCAGAATTAAATCAATTAGGGGCAATACCAAAACCAATAAATAATCCAAGAGAAATAACTGGTGAGCAAATACAGCAGTCAATAAATGATATAATAAAACAATATCCAGAACAAAATCAAGGAAGAGCTATAGCTCCTATTGGTCAGAAAATGAATCAACAGCCTATAGCTGCTGAGCCTACTGCTTTGCCACAACCACAATTGTCGCAATTGGATAGAGCAAAACAAGAATTATCAATGTTACAAGGGTTAAGAACAGGTGGTAAAGATACTTTAGAGGCTAAAGAAGAGCGTGCGGTTAGTACAACCGAAAGAAAAGAAGATATTAAGGAATATAATAAAACTATAAATGCAGCTAATGCTTCTGGTAAAGCCGCGCATGAGGTAAATAAATATTTAGACAAATTTGAAAATTCATATGGAAAGTTAGGATCAGCGGAAAAAGGTGTATTAGCTGGTAGAGCTCCTGCTGTTAGTTCAAATGCGCAGCAAGCTGATTTAGCTGCACAGAATATCCAAGCTGGATTAATGATATTGTTTAAAGGCGGAAGAATTACAGAGAAACAATTAGAATTTTTAGGAAGATTAAAACCAAATAGAACCATGAATCCACCTGCAGCTAAAGCAGCTATGGATTCTTTGCGTGCATATTCAACTAGATTTACTGAAGAGCAACCTTTCTTAAATGCTGCGAGAGCAAAAGGGTTGAATTCACAAGATGCGAAGACTCTTTGGAATGCTTATGATACCGAACGTCCTGCATATGATGAAGTTAACCAAAAACCTTTAATAAAGAATCTTCATTCATTCAAAGATTATTTATCTCCAGAAGCTTTAAATGCAGTCAGAGAAGGTAATCAATATTCTCCGAAAAAAGGTGGGATGGAGAATATTGAGGATGAAAAAATGTTTAATGGGCAAAGGTATGTAAAAATTAATGGTGAGTGGCATCAATCATGAGAAAAATAACAGACCCAAATTTGCTTGCTCAATTAGAAGCGGCGCCTTCAAATTATAAGAAAGTAACTGATCCTAATATTATTGCGCAATTAGAAGGGAATGAACCACAGCAACAAAATTGGCAAAAAAGATTAGAAAATTCATTTCCTGGCGGTTTAGCTACAAGCGTAGGAAATCAAGTTATGGATTTCGCCTCAATGCCAGAGCAATTATTAAGAGGAGGGGCACATACCATAAATTCACTTCTTAATAAAATTCCTGGTGTAAATATTCCTCTTCCAGATTTAAATTACAGAACATTGCCAAGAGCAGAAGAACCAGAGAACCCGGGGTTAGGATATCAAGCGGGCCATTTTGTTGGTGAAGCTGCTCCTTGGATGGTACCTGGAGCTATGGCTGGAAAAGCAGCATTGAAGTTAGGGGGAAAGGTCTTTGGTGCGGTAAATCCAGGAAAGACGGCGCTTACATTACAAGAACTTTTAACGAAAGAATCTGGAAATGCTGTTAGAGCTCCATCTGGTAATTTATATAACAAGGTATTCGAAGGAACAAAACATACTAATATATATGGTGAAAATATTGGCAATAAAAATATAGCTATTCAAGACTTAATTGAGAATGTAGAGAAAAATGAATTACCGGATCTTGTGCATAGATATATAGATTTAAATCCTCAGGAAATTAAAACAGCGTATGTAGACTCTGGATTAAAAAGATTACACAATGTTTTTGAAAAACATCCAACATTGGAGAATGCTCATAAATTGCAATCTCAATTAGGAACTGAGGTTAGGGGGATAAATAAAAAAGGTAAATTAGCTGATGCTGCTGACAAAGCGCATAAAGAAAGTTATGAATATGCTAGGGATATTTTAAAGAATGATATAAATAGTTTTTTAGAAGGCTCTGAATCTGGGTTGGGTAAATCATATAAAGAAGCCACTAGACTTCATAGAGAAAATGTTATTCCTCATGAAAATGCGATTGATATTATTGGCCAACATGTTAATGCATATACCAATAAGATAAATCCAGGATCATTATCTAAAGCACTGGAAAATGCATATAACATTAAATCTTTAAAGAACAATCCTATTCCCCAGGAAGTTATGAAACTAAATGAATTATTAAAAAATCAATTAAGAAATAAAAATTATGCAATTAAAGCGGCTAGCATTACTGGTGGGGCATTAGGATTAAATAAAATTAGACATTTATTGGGATATTAAAAATATGAGTTTAAATACTTTATACGTTCCTCTTACAGGAATACAACAACAGTTAATAGATAAACTTACAGATCAGCCGTTAGCTGGCGGTACAGTATCATTTTTTAAAGATTCTCAAAGAACAGTGCCAAAGGATGTGTATGCTCTTACTAATTCCCCGCCTGATTATGCATATGCTAACATTGGCTCTGTATTAACTCTTAGCTCGATTGGAACTTTTAACGACTCACTTGGTAACAACCTTGTTCCTTACATATATCCTTATGTTGAGAATGGTTTGGCAGGAGCTGGCGATATAGATTTGTACTATATAGTTGTCGCAAATTCTGGTGGACAATTTCAATTTTCTGTAGCAGCTGTGCCTAATATACCGGAAGTCGCAGGACCTGAAGAAACTGCCGATCAACAAAATTTCATTACCAACGGACAATTCCTTTTGGGGCAATTACCAGCGCCAGGAACTATAAGCGCAACCACTACAACCATTGCATACGGCGGTTGGCAATATGTTCGTTCTTCTAATCTTTCTACTGGAGACAAAGTTACTTTTAATAGGTTTAATTCTCCTCTTAATGGCATTCCTTCCGGTAATCCTAGATATGCTTGTAGGGTTGCTTGTAATGCTCCTAATGCTGGCGATACTTCTAAAATATTGCAAATGGTATTTCAGGATGTAAATAGGTTTTCTGACCCCGCTCAACAATTAACATTATTCTTTTCTGGGTTAAATAATATTACTGGAATAATGCAATTAAACGTAAATCTGTATAAAAATTTTGGTACTAGTGGATCGACACCAACAACAACCCCAATAGGATCTTTTGTAGTTAATAGTACTGGATATTCTAATATTGTATTTCCATTTTCTTTTGGTTCTAATTATACACAAACATTAGGCTCTAATAACGATGATTATTTTGCGATACAGATTTCATTTCCGCCGACATCAACATTTGATGTATCGCTAACTGATTTTGTATTGTATTTAGGAGCTGTTAATATAACTGCATATCCATTTGGTGTAGATCCAATTGAGCCATATGCCGTTGATGCTAGTATGGTAACTAATCCTACTACAGCATCATTATCTACAGTAAATACCGCTTTAGCTAATATATATAATTCCGTTATAATATCTCCTTATTATACTAGCGCTGTTATTTCTAGTCCTTTTACTTTTTCCCTTGGGTCACCTGGGGCATGGCAGGTAATAACAGGAACCGATATTTCTGTTATTCCTGGAACGTATATGATTAGTTATAATTGTTCGCAACAGATTTCCGGGCTACAGACAATCGAGGGGTCGGTGAATACTATTGCATATTCCTCTTTATATAATGCTAATCCAACGGTAGTAAATATAATTTCATCAACTTTTCAACAAAACATGGCTGTAAGGACTACGTATGTAGGAGGATTTTTTGGAGGAGGTTGTGCGTCATGTACGATTATTCTGGTTGTCGCTGTCCCAACTGTGTTTAAAGTAGCTGGAATGATAGATAGCAACAATGGATTACAATCTTATAATGCAATTGAAGCAAATATTACAGCTGTTAGATTAGGTAATTAAATATAATATAAAAACAATTAAAATTGGAGAAAGCAGCATGAGCACCACTAAATTACAAATCATCCCAGATATAAACGGTAGACCAACATATGTTATACCCCAGTCAAATGTTATATACACAGGGTTATTATCTGCTAGTGAACAACAAAGCATAACTGCCCCCGCTGACGCGCCTGCATATGCCGTAATAATTGGTGTAGCTAATGGTGCTGATACTTATACGGTTAATGCTACTATTACAGCAGTTAACTTAGGGTAGGTGATATATCTTAGTTCCCTCGTTTGATAATATAAAAGTTGTTGGTGATGATGGCTACTTTACTCCAGAGTATAGAGCCATCATGCAGCAACTTTTTGAGGGATTACAATCGACTGTAGGGAATGAGGGTTTGGTAATGCCCTCTCAGTCTATAAATAATATAAATCTACTGACAAATTCTACAAATGGGTCGCTTGTCTACGATAGTACAAATAATTTAGCTAAAGTTCTTATTAATGGTATATGGCAAGATATAAATTTTTCACCATCACCACTTACATTGCCTATATCTATCGCAAATGGTGGAACGGGTAAAACTACGCAAGCTGATGCTATAACGGCATTATCTGGGACACAAATATACGGGTATTATTTACGTAGTGATGGTACTAACACTTATTTGAATGCTTTAAGCGCAGGAGATTTGACAGGTATATTATCCGCTATAGATATAGGAGCTGGATTAGTTACCGATCCCGTAACGTCGTCAAGTGCTAGTATAAATACGGCATTAAATGATGTGTATAACGCTATTTTATCGCCAATACCAATCCAATTAAGTGTTGATACAACTATAAATAGTGCTAGTTTGGTTGTTGGAGTTTCCTATATATACGAAAGTATTTCGGTGTCGGTTATCACGTTAACTATAATTGGGGGCGCCACAATAAGAAATCCTCCTACACTTAATGGCAGCAGTACTACAATAGGTTTTAATCAAGAGGATAATTTTACATTAACCAAATATTCAGATAATACTATTTTATTAACTTAGAGAAAATTATGACTACTAAATTTGCAAATCAAACAGAATTAAGCATTAACTATGTCACTACAAATAAAGCAGTTGTTGCCATAGGTGATAGTGTTGAAGTAGCTATTGGTAAATTACAAACACAAAATTTTTTCGCAGGAGATGGCACATATATAAGTGGTTGGAGCGCCGCAACTAATACCCCAACGCTATTGAATTCTACTGTAGAAGCTGCTGGTGATTGGTATAATGTTACTGCCGCAGGAACTGTAGACTTTGGGGCTGGTAATATTGTTTTTGCAGTTAATGATACAGTTTATTCTAATGGCACGACATACCAAAAAGGAGTTGCAATTACATCGGATGTGATACTCGCTGACGGTCAATTACTTATAGGTCAAGCTACTGGTCTTGGCGCTGGTAAGACGATGAGCGGCCAAGCTACCATTAACGATCTTGGTGTACTTAGTCTTGCTTTCGGCTCGCATTTAGTTGCCGGTGCTTTTGATGGGACGATAAAAGGTGGTGGTGTCCAATATTTCAATACTGATATTAATATTGCTATAACTGATATGGTTATTGGGACGCCATATGTTTTATATAATAGCCATGCTTCTCTAAACAAAAATATCACAATCACGGGGGGTGGTGCCGTCGTAATAGGTGGAGACGCTTTAACATCTTCTCTTGTTCAAACAGTAAACGCCGGAACTGGGTACACACTCACTTTACAAAATGCTACTACAGTATTGATTAATTAATTATGGCTAATACTAAATATTTAAACCAAGTTAAACTTACGGCAACAGTAACGCCAAGTAATACTGCTATAGCGGCGGGTAATGATGGCCAGGTTGTAGCACAAAACTTACAAGGACAGATAAATTATATTAATTCTACTAGTTCCGCCGCTTATGCAGCAGATATAGTTGGTGGTATAGCTAACGATATCCCATATCAAACAGCAGCTAATGTTACGTCATTTATAACCCCTGTAAACTCAGCTGTATTAATTAGTAGCGTTGCTGGCGTTCCATCGATGGCCACGACTTTACCGGCTGTTGGTATTGGAACATGCACGGTAACCGATCCTAAAACTGCAGGATCTGCTAGTATAAATACTGCCTTATCTGATGTATATGGCGCTATTCCATCTGTGTCTTACCCAATAGCAATAAATAATGGAGGAACTGGACAGACTACAGCGCAATTAGCTATGAACGCATTAGCTGGCGCAGTCACCACTAAATACTATTTACGTGGCGATAATACCAATGTAACAATGTCAGCCATACAAGCCGCAGATGTCCCAACGTTGAACCAGTCTACTAGTGGTACGGCCGCTAACGTAACAGGAACTGTTGCAATTGCCAATGGCGGGACTGGACAAACAACACGGCAGTTAGCTTTAAATGCTATTGCTGGAGCCGTAACTACTAAATATTACCTGCGTGGAGATAACACCAATGTAACAATGAGTGCTATTCAAGCCGCAGATGTTCCAACACTTAATCAAAGTACTAGTGGTACGGCCGCTAACGTAACAGGAACTGTTGCAATTGCCAATGGCGGGACTGGACAAACAACACAGCAGTTAGCTTTAAATGCTATTGCTGGAGCCGTAACTACTAAATATTACCTGCGTGGAGATAACACCAATGTAACAATGAGTGCTATTCAAGCCGCAGATGTTCCAACACTTAATCAAAGTACTAGCGGAACGGCCGCTAACGTAACAGGAATTGTAGCCTTAGCTAATGGTGGAACTG